AACCATAATCCACAAAGTCACCAGCCATCTGATGAACTAGACCAATCGTAGGTACAATAATTAATGTACGATGTCCAAATGTTTGGAAATAATGTTGCTGTAATAGATAAATGATAAGTGATTTACCAGACGATGTCGGACTGAGTGACAATGAACGCCTTTTTGATATTGAATTTTTAATGTATTCTATCTGATAGTCACGAGGTGTGAATTTACAATTAATTTCCTTTGCAAGCTCTAATACATAATCATCTTCAACTGGTTCATCTTTCCATTTCTCTGGGATATTTAATGTATAACCACGAGCGTCACAAAATTCTTGTAAATGTGTTAAAAGGCCATTATATAATACTGGTTTGAAAGGACTGAATAAACGAATGATACCGTCCCATACACGAGCTTTAAATCTTGGATTAAATTGATATCCTTCAGGACGAAAACTGAAATGCTCAGCCAACTCAGTCTTAACACTGGCTTCAGCAATAATTTTCATATGAACCTCATTTAAAGGTTCGACTGTAATAATATCACTCATAATTTAATTGCTAGTAAAATAAAAATGCCAAATAATAATAAATTTGTAAAAAAGATTAATACTGCTAAAATTGTATGATACCAAATCCATCTAGTACGATACGCATTTTCTAATGTTAAATCTTCTGGGTCTGCTTCCTCGTCCATTACAGGAAGATTATGCATTATGGTTTGGTCAATTTTATTATTGGCGATGTCACGCTCAAACATTTTATTTGCTTGTTTCTGAAATCCTTTTTCTATAAATTTATCAAACCATTTAAACATTAATAGTCTCCAGCCTGGAACTTTAATATGTCAATCATATTTTTAATTACAAAATTTCTACTGTGTATAGTTTTAATTATATCTTCTAGGTAATTAGCATTAGCTGTATGGAAATCAATCGTCAAACTTAATTTAATAATGTCCTTATCCGATTGAATATACTTATCCAAATCATTACGCAATACTTTGAGCTGAAAAGGTTTCCAACCTTGCTCTTTTAAAGTAATCTCGTCCATACTACCATCATAATATTCGCGCTTTAATCTCTCAAGCTCTTTATATTCAGCCTTTAATTTCTTAACGCGTAAGACTTCTCGGTAATAGAGGTTGTAATATTTACTGTGTAGGTTTGGGATTCTTTTGCTCTCGCCGACTAAATTAGTTTCATCAATGGGAGAGTCTGCTGCCCATAATTTTGAAATATCATCTGTGTTCATATTATAAATCCATGTACTATTTTAGTACCATTATATCACGAAAAGTTTGAAATGTCAACCGTTTAGATGTTTTCTATTTGGAAAGAACCATATCTAAAAGTCACATCACATGTCGCATAGGAAATGTCTTGTGTACTTACATTTAAATCAATGCTTCCTAAAGATACTGGGAAAGCATTTTTAAAAGTAAATTTCATATTAGGATTTTTATGGCTATTTGTAATTACAACTGATATGTCAGATTCCAATGTATTATCAGCAGTATAATTTTTGTGTTGGTCAGTATTTTCCGGAAATCCTAACCCTTCTAGCCATCGTAGTACTTCTGTGTAATTATTCATTTCTTCGTCAACAATAAACTGAAGAGTTAAATCATCATATGTCAATTTATCTTGTTGAGCGTAAAATGTTCTCAATGGAGTATTCATCTCGACAGGAGATGATGATACGCCGGGAATTGAAACCGATTGAGTAAAAAACTCAACATTCGGCATTCTGTCTATTGAAACAGTAAACGAAGCCGGTGATAAATAATTGTTAATAATTTCGGGCATACCAAATCCTGATAAATAAATTTATTGGTTTACATTATTTATAACGCTGAGGTACATCATGAGAATCAAATCATTTTCCTATGACATGGATATGGGCGGACTTGCCCTCCACGAAGTCGCACGACTACATCACACATTTTTCGTCGATAAAAAATATGACTGGTGGTATGAAGTATTACCAGACGATGTCGTAGTTGATATTGGAGCTGGAACAGGAATGTTCTCAGCAAAAGCTTTAGATGCTGGCGCGAAAAAAGTTTATATGATTGAACCTAATAAAAGACTTTTAAAAACAGCGATTAAAAATGTCAGCGAATATATGATGGATACTGAAACTCCTAAGGTCATACCAATTAATGCCGCAATAGGTAAAACAGATATTGATTTAAGTAATGTTTATAAATCAAGTACAATTGTAGAAGAAGATGAGGACTGTAAGCTTTCATCGTTTAGAGAATTCGTAGGTAAATATGATTTAAACCATATTGATTTTTTAAAGATTGATGCTGAGGGTGCTGAATTAAACTTCCTACCTGAACACTTAGATTATATTTCATCTCATGTACGACACGCAGCAATTAATGTTCACGTTGATGCTCAATATGGTGCTGCTGATAAGTTTTGGAATTTTAGGTCAAAGATTATTAAACCATTTTTAGATACAAATAGGTTAAGATTCCAAGATGAAACTTTAAGAGATAAAGTAATGGCTCAAAATTGGAATCAACTTGTACCAAGAGAATTTATGATTTATATTACTAATTACTAATATAGAGCATAAAAGAACACCAATCCGTTTTATTTCCATTATATAAAAAGAAATCATTATAGGCATTCTCTCGATCTTCGTGTTCTAAAAATCTAATTTGGTCTGTATCGAATCGTTGAAGCAATGTATCTCTTACGCGAATCCATTGTTTAACTTGCCAAGGATTTGTGACATGGAATTCTACCGCGATATGACCAACAGCATTTTTCAAGTATGACATATTTGATTCCTTGAAAATGTCATACTCTCCACCTTCGCAATCTATTTTAAGATAATCAATCCAAGAAATGTCATACTCTGTCATACACTCAGCAAAATTCATTACTCTAAATGAAGTGTCTGTATTATTATTGAAAACATTCTGATAATGTTCTCTGTCGCTTCCTATAGCGGCGTGTATCGGCACAACAGGTAATTCCCCATTGTCTATAAAGTATGCTGATGTATTTTTTAAGAGCGTTTGAAGATGAGCTCGTGAAGGCTCGATAGCGTATATCCTATGAGCCCCACAATCAAGAGCATGGCATGTAAAGAAACCCACACAAGAACCAATATCGACGACAACATCAAGAGGCTGAACATCACGATACCATTCATAATCCTTTCTATGAAAGAACTCATGATAGAGAGTATTGATGTCATTGAGTGGTAATCCTTCTACACTTAAGTTTTTATTTAAATATCTCATTACGTCTTTGCACTAACTCAAAATATCCATTAGGTCCTACCTCATAGATATCTCCAATCTGAATATCGGTTTCATCTAATATCCAGTGTTTATTATCTTCGTCCGATTCTTTTACAATACGAAATCCGTTATCGAACGTATTCATTATTAAACCCTTTACATGTTTAAACATTTAAATTTCCTCTAAGTCAGTTGTGAATTGGTCTTGGGGTTTTGTCTTTTTCCAAAAGTTCAAGGTTCGTTTCGTTTCAGCAATCTGTTTCTTTAATTTAACAATTTCGTCTTTTGTTAAAGTCATGATACCTAATGAGAGCAATCTGGCACAGTCACCTCCTTCGGCCGATGTCTCGTTCATTATTTGTTTCTGAACTTGTGTTTTGGTATTATCCTTAAATACAACTCGGCCATCAACCACAGCTTGGATAAATTCCATTTTCACGGTTAACCAACGAACCTCTTCCGTGAACTCTGTTTTACGTGCATCGATTCTTTTCTGTAAAATACCTAAACGATAATCGCAAAAATCCTTAATCAGTTGTCGTGCGTCATCATATTCACGTAGCTTACCATCGTAATCAATCACGGTTAAATTTTGGGCAAAAGGTTTACTCAACTTAAATTTACTAATAATTTTAGATCGAGACCATTTTGCCGAAGTGTTTTGTTTCAGTTTTACTTCAAACCTGAAACCAGTTTTATCACATAGGTCCTCATAGGAAACAATGTCGCCATCATCTTCCAAACCATCAAGGACCTTCACATATGATTCCCTGTCAAATCCGTATGGCACTTCCGTAATGGAGAGTAGCGTTTTTGTTCGCTGAGTGAAAGTACCATACGCAATATATTTTGTTGGGTCTTCTTTGTTTTGTTCCACAGTTCCACTGAACTCTGGGAATTTAATATCAATAGGATTTGCAATATCACCTGTTTCCAAATATTCCAAACACGCAGCACTAACACTTTCAGGGCAATGAGGTAGAATATTTGTAGCGAAACCAGTTGCAATACCTTTTGTTCCATTAATTAAAACTAAAGGAATGACTGGTAAGTAAAATGCAGGTGGTTCGTGTTCTGGGTCATCATGAACTGGAGATAAATCCAAATCCTTAATGTACGTGTTGAAGTTATCTGAAAGGCGAGTATAAACATACCTTGCCGCACCAGCCTCTTGTACCAGTCGAGTACCAAATGAACCTCGGCCTTCAATTAAACATATGTTGTTATTCCATGTTGCCGCCATTAATTGACCAGCACCCGCTGCCGAAGCCTCGCCGTGATTATAACCATAATCGGAAATGATACCAGACACAGCTGATACCTTTTTAAAATCTTTTTTACTATTGAGTATTGATGAATACAAATAGAACCTTTGAACAGGTTTTAATCCATCAACCATATTTGGAATCGCACGAGATTCAACGGTGTACATTGCAAATGATTTCCATTCATTACGTGCTACACTTGAAATAGGATATTCAGTACCTAAAGTATTTTCACTTGTAAAAGCAGTTAAATCACTCATAATATTCCTCTAAATTTATACCTCGGAAAAAGTTTTCCTTCGAAACTTTACCAGCACTTAAATCATCAATTAATCTCAATGCATTATCTTTTGTTATCATTCCTTTCTCATAATTTATTAACATAGGACAAAAAAATCTTTGACATCGTTCTGGTCTGTTTTCATATATGGAACATTTATTATCACTAGTAAGATTTATACATGGCAAAATTAAATCATCGCCACCATCAATTATTACTTTATCAAATAATGTACCATTACAACAATGACCACATTCAAAGCACAAATTATCCAAACATAAACTCCTTACGCAATGATGAATCCTTACCAAACATCATTTGAAGTACATCAGCGTCGTCCATTGTGACGACATCGTAGGTTGGTTTATTAATTATAATACTATATTCGTCCTCTGTCAATGACCCAAGACCTTTTATGTATCTATGTTTCCAATTCTTTTCTTTTGATTTAAATGAAGAAGCTTCCTCATAAGTATAGAACCATTTTATATCTTCACCTTTCGTTGAAATCATAATTGGAGTTCTGGTAATCATTACTCTTTGTTCAGTTAAGAGTCGTGGCCAGAATTTATAAAAGAATGCAATTAATAATGGACTGATATGTCCAATACCATCATGGTCAGCATCAGTTAGTGTTGCGATATACTTATATGACATATCATCAACACTGTTTGGATTATTAATATCCAAACCTAATACAGCAACCAATTCACTCAATTCTTTATTCTTTAATACATCAGCGGGTTTCATATCCCACGTATTCATAATTACGCCTCGCAATGGAAACGCACCTACTTTATCTGGGTCGCGAACCTTTAATAGGAAACCCATTGCCGAGTCTCCTTCCACAATTTTAAGTGTCGCATCATCTTTATTTGCCGCAATGTGTTTTGCAACCTTAACCTTTCTTAATTTTTTCTGAGCCAATGTCGCAGCTCTTTTATCAGCTGCCATTTTCTTGGCAAGTTGTGCTTCGATAATTGGGTCAATAATAACAGGTGTATTTAAAATCTTCCTTGCGATGGCTTGGAAATCTTTAATGTCAGCCTGTTCAACGTGTTCCTTAATATTACTTTGTGGATTTGTTAAGCGTTCTTTTGTTTGACTGTCAAATTTTGGATTAATAAAATTACGAGCAAACATTACAAAGGTCAAACCACCTTTAATAGTAGTTTTCATCACCTCGATT